ATTATGGCTGGAGATATTGGACTTGCACCAATGACATTTTGCTTAACAGGCAAACGCTCTAACTAACTGAGCTAATCCCCAATATGGAAAGACTTTTTTATAGTAGAGTCTCGAACTACTTTTGACATAAGGTAGGAATTACTTCCAACACTGTTAATATGCTACCATACTAACACATTTTTTTTTACCTGACAATAACCCTATTTTTACCCTGTTTTTACCCTGTTTTTACCTTTGACTAAAATTCAATTAATCTTTGAGTTTTAAAATGTATCTCCAAAGCCCCTAGAATTCTGTTTCTCATGCTGTATGTACTCTTTAATGAAATATTAAGTGCATCAGCTATTTCTTCATATGTCTTTTTATCGAAATATTTCATCTGAATGAATGCATAATCTTTGTTATCTTTAACCATGTTCAAGCACTCATCTATTCTGAATATCATTTCTGAATATCGACTTATGTTGTTGTATATTCTTTGCTTCAACTCTTCTAATTGCTCGTACTCGCTTTTTATTTCATACCCATTTCCACCTTGCCCTCCAACCCCACAGCATTTTTTAAGTTGTGGATTGGCTAGACGTTCACCCTCGTCTTTTATCCTTTTCTTGTACTTCGTGTAGTTGATTAAGATATCTTCGATTTTTCTAAAAATAATCTTTTGCTCCTGTGTTGCCAATCTATATCCCTCCTTTATTTCAATTTTAAAAGTTCACTTACTCCAAAACCTGTATACTTATTAGCTAAATCAATAGTTTTTTCAAGTAATTTAAAATCATTTTCAAACTTCTTTCTAACTTTTATAAAATTATCTATAATTTTATCTTGTCTTTCTACAAGTGGTATAGTTATTGGAATATGCTCAAAATCTAACCTTGATAGTCTCTTAACTTTTTCTCCAACTGCTTTGTCGTAAATATATTGCCTTACAATATCTTTGTAATTTAAGTAAAATGTTATGTATTTTAGATTTACAGCATCTTTAAATTTTTCTTTTAAAGTTAAAATAGCTACATTCCCATTTATTGCAGCAGGAACATCTTTTTCATATAAGATACATCTTCCAACACATTCACAATCAAAATCTTTTAGATTTACAAGTAGTTGTTCTTTATTCAATTTTATAGATTTTTTATAAGATTCTCCATTAATTTTTGTCATTTCTTCATCTATAAAACAATCGTATTTTCTAGAAACTTCTCCATAAAAAATAGCAGGCTCTCCATTTTCGGTTATGTCTTTTTTTGTAAAATCGCTAGCTCTATCTACATATTTTATATTAAAAATATCCGAAATAACTACCGTTGTGTTCCCGAAAACAAAGTTAGCAATTTTGATTGTTTCTCTAATAAAGTCATCTCGTTCTTGCATCTTTTCTTGCTCCTCATTCTATTTTCAAATTTTTCTACAATAGCTTTTAGTTTTCTAATATTCCCCATAAAGTCTATATTTGCATCACACTCTTTAATTAAGAATAAATCTAACTCTAAATTTTTTTCTACTCTACCTATCCATAAGTCTGATATTTGCCTATTTAGTGCATTTATATCAACTTCTTCAACTTCTTTTTCTTCTCTTATTTGCTCCCAACGATACTCACTTGCATCTAGCTTCCAGCCATCTGAAATTATAATTTTATCTATCTTACAATCATATAATTCCCTATATACATCATCTGTTGCCTTATTTTTGTCAATAACTAAGAATAAAACATCTATAGAAGTATCTGTAAATGCATTGCTTATAACATTTAGTTCAGCTAGTCTATTTCCAATTGATTCTCTAAATTTTTCTTCTGTTTTTCTGTATCCAACGCCAGGAAAAAGTATATAAAAGGCATATCTCTTCGTATATTCAAGAGATTTTAAAACGAATATATCGTCTACAACTCCTGATTTTTTCCAAGTAAATTGCTTTTGTATGTTCTTTTGCTCATGTTCTGAAAGATCTTTAAATTTTAAAGAAAATGGCGGATTCATTATTACACAATCCACAAGGAGATTTTCATTTTCATATTCAAAGAAGCTTTTTACTTCTAACTCGCTATTTTGAAAGTTTTGTCTGGCTGAATCAATCGAATTTTCCTGCACATCTACTCCATAAAGAATAGCTGGATTAACAAATTGCTCTAACTGCCCACTTCCTACTGCTCCGTCAAAAACGGTTGGATTCTCTAAGTTGACATATTGCTTAACCTTCTTAGCTACGTATTTTCTTAATTCTATTCCTGTGATATATTCAGCTAATTTCTTACTAACTTCTCTATTATTATGCTCTTTAAAGCTCATAAGTTAACTCACCTCTTTAGCTGTTTTTACGGACTAACTCAAATTCTTTAATGCCATACGTCAATATCTCTACATCAATCCCTTTTTCTTTGTATAAAGCCTTAGTATTTCTTATGAATTCTAATTGTGCTTCTTCTTGCTCTTCATCAGTCAAAGTTCTTTTTTTGAAGATAGATTTTTTAATAATTCTCTCAGTTAATCCTTCTTTTATTTTTACATCTATTTGATATCTGTATATCATATTTAATCCAACTCCTTTATATTTCTATATAATAATCTACATCAAAATCAGCATCAACTTCTTCTGCTATGATTCTTTTTACCCATTCTAATGCTTTTATCTTAGCTTTAGCATCATAATATTGATCAGTGGCTATTTCTAAATTATCTATTCTTTTTTGTAATTCTTTTTGTTTTTCTTCAACCACGTCAAATAAATCTATTAAAGTCTCCATGTTCTACTCCTTACTTATCTTTATATTTCACATTTTTATAATATTCTAGCTTGTTTATATGCTTCTCAAAATCTTGCTCACTTAATCCAGTTACTAACAAGAGATTTACAGTAGCAGTTATGAGATCCAAAGCTTCAGCTTTAAAATTATCGATGTTTTTAATTGTTGTAAAAGTGCTTGTTTCCCTAACTTCTGCTAATAACTCTTTGTACTCTTCTTTAACCTTACCTAGTTGTGCTGTTTCGTTTGCATAAGCTATTGATTTATAATTCATTAGTTTATTTAAATCAATTTTCATCTTCTCCCTCCCAAGTTGCTATATCTTCTATATTTTTACCTTTGTTTTTACACTCTATACATTCAACATAATTTTCTTTAAGTATTTCTAAAGTAGCAGAGTACGTTTCTACAACTTCAACACTATCGAACTCAGCTTCTATTTTTCCACTAAAAAACAAATTAAAATGAGTACACCCACACTTTTTACACTTCCACATTGTCTACTCCTAATCCCATTTATTTAAAAACCATTGTACAATTATAGCCCATATTATTGTAAGTCCTGCCGCTACTAACGCCGCAATAGGCATTAACAATAAAAGCATTATTATTTTTTTTAATAACATCTTAGCCTCCTATTTTGTTATTTCTAACTCTTTCCCAAAATTCTCTATATTCTTTAGAATCTAGTACCTGTCTAGCTTCATCAGAGAATAAAAAATAATTCCCTAAATCATATCTCTCATTATCTAAATCATTTCCATAATCCTGAGTTTTTTCAACTCTAGAATTATTGATATAAAAATATATTCCTTTAAATTTTCTCATAGGATCCCTCCTTGAAATAATAGCTAAAACTAAAGCAGCAAATAATTCTTTATCATCAGCATGCACCAGCTTCCTCCAATCTCACAACACTATCATCAATTTCTCTAAGCCACATAGTTTTAAAATCTTCAAAAGCCTTAACTGCATCAGTTATCATAGATTTCAGAACTACTCCTATCATGTTTCTTTTATGAAAATTAATCGTTCCAAACATCATAATTACAAGAAACATAGTCCTAAGAAGTTCTAAATTATCACCAGTTTCAGTATGTTCACAAGCTACAAATACCCCATTCAAGACTTTTAAGATTTCTTTTTCTGCATTGTAGTTTATATTCTTTTTGAACTTATCTACAATCTTATCAGAAGCTTTTATAGTTCTTGTTAAAATAGATTTATAATATCTATTTAGAACCATATCCTCTTTATCCCAAAGCTCTCTATTTATTTTTAGATATTTGTTTATTAAATACATCAATGTAATTCCTTGCATATCTCCATCTTTGTGAGTAACTCTTATTTTTTGCATAGCTCCTCCAACAAATATCCTAGATATTCGTAAGCTTTCTTATAATCTTCAATTCCATTTTTCTTTCTAGCTCTCATTACATATTTTAAAATGTTTCCAACACAAACAGCTTCAGAACCTTTCATGTCTTTTACAACTTCAAAAATAACATCTTTTACTTCAATCCCTAAATCACCAAGCATATAATGCTTTGGAGATTTAACATTATCTACTTCAGAAGTTTCAGTAGTTTCACTTTCAATAATTTTTAATATTCTATTTTTAAGTCTTTCGCTAGCTTCAACTTTTCCACATTCTAAATGTGACAAATAAGGTTGTGTTACATCAATTTTCTCAGCAAATTCCTTTTGATCTATATTATTATTTACTCTATATTCTTTTACTCTTTTTCCTAAACTCATTTTTTATCCTCCAACTTAAAATAGCTATTATTCTTGACACATATTTATACTGATTTTAAAGTTTCTATTTGTTGCATGTATTCATCAGAAATTTCATCAAAACCATTTTTTTCGTAATAAATTTCAAACTTTTTTTCAAATCTTTCTAGTGTTTCCTTAACTTCTGCCATACACATATCTTTTATATAATCAAGAATTTCTATAACAGAATAATTATTTCTTCTTATGCTTTCCTCAATTCCATCTCTTTTTAAAAATTCTTTAGTATCTTTTATTCTTTCAACTGCATATTCTTTTATTTTCATTTTATCCTCCTAAACAAGCTTTTAACATCATATAAGCATCTGCAACATCATCACTATCTGCTATTTTCCCTGTAAATTCATTGAATTTATTCATCATAAATTCTTTTTGTTCTTTTCTCTCAAGTGGTAAATTATCAAATTTATTTTTCCAGAACGCAGCTGGCACTAACAATAAATCTATTTTTAATTTTTTTAGATTGTATGTAAGCATTCCTCTTATCTCGGATAAAATCGATATTATACTAGAATTCAACCCTAAATACGTGTCCTCAACAATAACTAAATCTATTGCTGCACCTTTTATCTTTTTTGAAGTTTCCAACACTTTTACTATTTCATTAATAATCAGATATCCTCTTTCTCTAAAATCTTCTAAATCAGCTTTTATAGTTTTCCATCTCACAATTTTACCTTTACAAGAATAAGCAATACCTACCGATCTAGTAGCTAAATCTATACTTAGTACATTTATTTGATTTATATTAGAAGGAATATGAACTTGATTTTTAGGTTGCTTCACTAATCTATTTCTTTCTTTTAATTTTAGTTCAGTTTGAATTCTCTTCATTTTCTTTCTTTGAACTATATCTATACAGGTTCCTTTTCTAATTTGATTGAGAGTAGCCATCTGAATATTCTTAGTTTCAATAAACTCAATATCATAGCAGTAATTAGTTTTTTCTTTAAATAGATACTTAATAACATAAAATTCTTCATCGTTTTTATTTTTAAATCTTTTACCTACTATTTCATTGACATCTATTTTTTTCCCCATATTTTTACTCCGTTTTTATTTATATAATGCTTCTTCATTTTTTCTATAAATCTTATATAAATTCCTTAAATACTCCTGTGCTTGTGGTTTTAAGTGTTCAAAATGCCATTTATGTTTTTTTACTAAATTTAATAATTCTTGAGAAGAATTTGCAGATAAACACATATACCAAAACTCTATTATTTGCATAATTTTCCTTTCTATACCAATACTTTATTTAATATATACTATATTAGTATAATTTCTTTATATATATGATTTAGGTTACCGTTCTAATTAAGATAAATTCAATTGTTGAGTTAGTTTTTTGATAAAGTTACCCTTAGGTTACTGTTTTGGTTACCGTTCAACCTCGCATTTTATGGGAAAGGTTACCGAGTTACCGTATTTTTTCATTTTTTCTATATTATTTTAGGTATATAGTTAAATTTGATATATATACCTAAATATTTATCTGTCCTATGTTGATTTTTACGGTAACTCGGTAACACTCTCCATTTTATCGCAAGTTCAAGGGTAACCTTTACAGTAACCAACAGTAACCTTTTTTGTTTTACATTGGTATTATTAAATAAAAACAGTAACCTTAATCACTTTATTATTTTAAATTTAGCTATTTTATATGTTTTTGCTTCTCCTGTAAAACTGTCTTTAATCTTCTTAACTTCGCTGTTTGAGATTATAAATTCTTCCTCTATAAGTTGCTTTCTTAAAGTTTTCATATCTAGCAATTCAAGAGTAGAATTCGTTTTTCTTTTCTGCTCATCAATAGCTGTATAAAGAAGTTGAAATCTAGCCCAATGTTCGTTAGGAGTTGATACATAAAAACTTTCTAAATTTTCTATCCCTGCATCTTCCACTAATTTTAAAAGTTCAATAAAATTATCTGTAGTTGTATATTCTTTTGAGAAATCTGTATTTAAGAACTGTATAAAATTAGTTATTATTTTCATATCTATTTTTAAAACTCTTGAGAGGGCTTTTAAACCTTTTAACAAACAATTTAGGTTATATAGTTGTCTTTCGTCTTTTACTTTATCTAAAATTGTACTATCAGTAGCTATAACTCCATTTTCAAGCCTATCCATTAAAGCAGTTTTACCAAGTTTTTCTAAAATGTCGCTATTTTTAAGTTTCTTATAAATTTCAAAATCACCTTTGTTCTTTTTGGTAAGACTTGTACTTATCATTCTGTTTTGAATACTCACATCACTTAATTTTGTTTCTCCCGAGATAATCAGTGGAGTACACAGATGGAACTCAGCTAATTTATTAGTTGTATTTCCTTGATTTATAATCTTGTTATCATAAACAGATCTAATTGTTGAATATAAATCATTCATTTTCTCAAGTTGAAATTTACCAGTTATTTTAACTTCGTCTATAGCCCATGGTGTTATATTTGAGCAGCTACTAAAACTTCTTATTTGGTGATTAGATAAGGTTGATAAACTTTTAATGTTTTCTCTTCCACCAAATAATAATCTTGAAATAAATTCAACATATTCTGTTTTCCCAATACTCGTTGTTCCAGAAACTTCTAAAATAGGATAAGTTCCTTGGGTGTGAAATCTACCTAATGCCCAGCAGATTCCTAACAAAGATTGATTTATATCACTTCTCATATGAACTAAATTCTTTTCTAACCATTTTTTTTCTTCAGTTGTTAGTGCTTCTATTTCAGAAATTTTTGTAATCTTTAAATCTCTCTTATCACAAACAACATCTGAATCTTCATCATAGTATTTATCGTTTCTTATTCCATAGTATTCTATTTCTTCAATATACTTTTCCTGATTTTCTTCCTTTAACCAATCTATAAATTTTGGAATAGTTGAAGGACTAGCTAAATACACTCCCATAGCTTCAGCTATCCCTTTTATAGATAAAAGATCAGATATTCTAGCTTTGAATTTTCTTTCTCTTCCATTATTTATAGCTTTACCTATTAAAAAATTTTCAGAAAAAGCTTCTACCTCAACTAAGAAATTACTAACTCTAACAGTTTCTTCTCCACCATAATAGATATATCCTCCATCATCAATTTTAAAACTCTTAAATCCAGTTTTTATTTGAGATGGGTTATTTAGTAAATACTCATAAACTTTATCTTTTCCATTTTTCATTAAAACTTCATTAACATCTTTCTTTTTGTGAAAATGAGTCTTATAAAGTGGAATTAATAAATCTTTTAATTCATTTACTATTCTTTTTCTTGCTTCTACTCCAGCTTCATCATCATCAGTAGCTATTATTATTTTTTGAAACTTACTTAACCATATTTTTTGTGTTTTAATACACTTGATATTTGTTGCTCCAGAAGGTAAAGATACAGTATTTTCTACTCCAGCTTCTAAAGCACTAAGTAAATCTATCTCACCTTCAACAATTACTAAATATTCAAAATCTGTTATATTTTGCCAATTTAAAAGATAGTCTAAGCAACTACCTTTCTCACTCCATAACTTTTTATCTAAACTTCTGTATTTTACACCAACAACTGTCTCTCCATTAGTAACAGGTATCATCATACTTTCATGAGTACCCATTCTATAAAGTTTATTGATATTATTTTCGTTTTCTATACCTCTACTTTTTAGATATTCAAGCCACTTCTTATTTAATTTTTTAGAATTAAGTATTAATGAAGAGAAATCTAAAATAGGGTTTTCTTCTGTGTTTTCTTTAATTTCTGAAATATTTAATTCTTTTTGTAGTTCTGGAAATTCACTTATATGTCCGCTTTTTCCTGTTGAATGACACATATATTTCCCAGTATTTACATTTACAGAAAAACAAGGATTCTTTTTTGTTTTTTGGCAGACTGGACAATAATCCAGTCTAGCCTCATCTCCATAATGTTTTATTTTCATAATTTCCCTCCATTAGAATGGAAATTCTTCAGGTAAATCCTTGTTCTTTTCTTCTGTTTCTTCTTCTGATTGATAGTTATTAGGCCTTTCAACAGAAGCAGCATTTTCAAATTTCTTTTTAAATCTTTCATAAATTTCTGGATTCTTTTTGTTTTGAATTTCATCAGCTGTTTTCTTACTTTGAATATCATAATATCCTATGATGTTATATCTTAAAAAATCTCCATTTAAACTAACTTCTACTATTACACCAATTTTTTTATCTGCAAGGGCAGGAATAAAAACCTTGTTTGGACTTTCTATTGGAACCAGGTCCTTATTTTTTAATTTACATAAGTAAGTTAATTTATTTAATTTTTTTCTAGCATATTCATTTTCAGTTCCGTCAGCTTTTATAAAAAATTCAACTGGATAAAAATATTGTTCTTCATCAGTTTTTAAAACTAACTTAAGCCCTTGAGATTGAGATCCATTTTTTCCACTTATTATTAAAGCTTCCTCAATAGTGCAGTTATAAACTCCACTCTTATTTACTGTTTTACTACCTTCTTTAGTTTCTTCTCTTAAATCTTCTTCATTTTCTGTCCATAAATTCATACTCATTTTTATTTCCTCCTATTATTAATTAAAATATTCATTTGATTTTTGTATTACATAGTTTAAGTCATTAGGAATTCTTAATTCATCAAACATTCCTTTTGGACTTTTACAAGTATCATTGCCATTGTTTTGAGTTCTAAAATAATAAACTCCATCTTCAATTTCTGTTGCTAAAACTATAGTGAATCTACCTTCCAATCCAACCTTATCATCAATTAATTTTCCTATAGTCTTTGCTTTTTTTCTTCCATCATCTGTAACTTCTATATGTTGTAAAAAAATTACATTTATGTCATCTCTCATAGAATTAGCTTTATCTACTAAGTTATAGAAGTTTTGCCCTATCTCAGTAAACTTCTCATAACCTTTTTCTTTTGCTCTTCTCATAAATTCATTAGCCATTATGTATTGAGAATCGTCTATGATAATATTTTTTATTTCTTTTTCTTTATCTAAGGTACTTAGAATTTTCATAATTATTTCAGGTCTATCACTTATAAATCTATTACCTTTTGGATTTTCTTTGCTCCTTAAAGAATATCTTTTTTTAAAACTTTTGAATGGTAAAGGTTTATCAACAGCTTGAATAATAAAAGTTTCTTTCTCGTTTAAGTTTTCAATGCTTGTAGATTTACCTGTTCCACTTTCTCCAAGAACCATTATCATGTTTGCCATATTTATCACTTCCTAATTAATGAAATTAATTTTCCTATAAGTTTCTTTGTTGCTTCTATGTCTTCTAAACTATCATGAGCTTTTAACTCAATTCCAAAATGTTTACACCAAGTTTCAAGTTTATTATTTTCTAGAACTGGTAATACTTCAGCTATTTGTAATAATCTAATTGAGTACAAAGGATCTAACATAGAAGAATCTAAATAACTAAATAAGAAATTATTACCATGTCTTTGAAAAAAGGCTTTTAATATATCAACATCAAACCTTACGTTGTATCCAGCAACAATAAATTTGTCTGTTCTATCATATTTATCTATATACTTATCAAGAAGATTTATAAATTGTTTATAAACTTCTTTTTCTTCAACATATTTATCTGTTTTTAGTTCCTCTAATGTTCTTCCTTGAACTTCCAGAGCTTTTTCAGTTACTTCTGAATTTTCAAAAGGTTTTATGTAAAAATTAAATTTTTCTACATCTTTTTTATCAATTCTTATTATTCCTGAAAGTTGTATTAGTGCAGCTTTTTCTGGATTAACTCCACCTGTTTCTGTATCTATAAAAATTATCTTATTCATTTATCCTCCTTACTTTATATTTAAACTATTCTTTTCTACTATATTTGCACCTTGAACATTTTCTCCAGCTTCAATAGCTTTCTTAATTTCAGTTTTTGAGATTTTTTCTTTTGTTTCTATCTCAATAAACTTCTTATCTATTAAGCTTTCATCATAGATATTTACTGACTTTGATTTTCTTAAAATTAGGTTTCCAAGTTCTGTTTCTATTTTAGTAATTCCCATCATTTCCATATTTCTAACTATGTATTCTTTTCTACTATTTATTTGATTAGAAATAGATTTTTTTAAAGTTTGAAGTCTTTTTATTTCTTCATCAACTCCATTTAACAGTGCTTCAGAGTTTTTAAAAGATTTGATTATTCCTGCTCCTTTTGTTTGCAATTGTAATTTTAATTCTTGTTCTAAAATATCAATCACACCATCATCTTTAACTTCTCCTGTTTCTTCATCTATGCAGCTTAAAAACAATTCATCTAAAGCTCTCATTTCACTTGTTATTTCATATAATTTCATTATTCTTCCTCCCATTCTAAATCGTTATAGGCGTATCTAACTGCTCTATCTATAATTTCTTGTCTTGATAAACCACTTTCTTCAACCATTTCATCAACATATTCAAGAGTAGAATTTCTAACTCTTATAACTTCTGTAGTTCTTCCTGTAACTCTCTTTTCTCTTCTCTTTTGTAATGTAAACATACTCTAATTTCTCTCCTTATCTAATCATCGTTAAAGGCATAACTATGTAATCTGTGTTGCCCATGCTAAACTTAACAGCACAATTACTAGTTTTTCCTATTGCTAAATCAAACTTACTATTTTTAGTCCATTTGAACCATAAATCTAAGTATTTACAGTCTAAATCGGTTACTAAACTTGTTCTATCATTCACTAGCTCCAATATTTCTAAAACTAACTTAGAATCTTCATTCGGATAAGCTTCGACTATTACTTTTCCATTTTCAAACTTAAAGTATTTTTTGTAACGCTCTTGTCTAGCTGGAGTTTTTAACATCTTCCAAACTGTATTTTCAGCAAAATTAATTGATGGAAATGCTTCAGTATAAGTTTTATAATCTAATCCTTCTCTAACTGTACCAATGTTTGGAACTTTTATATCTTTCATAGGTTCATACTCAGTAACTTCAATACCTACTTGGATAGCAAGTTTTCCATCTTTAAGTACTGCCAGGCATTTAGCTTTTTTCAACACATCTAGCACATCGTATATAAAAGGAGTAGTTGTATTGGTTCCAGGTAATGCTTCAGTTTCATCTTTCAATGTCAAAAGTCTGTATGTATCAGTAAAACCTGCATATTTCCCAGCAACTATCAACCCTTTAAGTTCTCCACTTTTAGCAATACTAGCAAAATGATTTAAAACTTTTATATCGTCTTCTCCCAAAACTAGAACTTGTTTTCCCATATTTTCAGAATTGTATTCAGTTATATTCATTTCTTCTCCTTCCTTAATTCTGCTAACTTAATTCTTATTTTTGCTATATTCAAACCTGTTTTTGTGAGTTCAGCAATTGAACTAATTAACTTGCATTTATTAAGAACTTTTAATTCGTTTCTAGTCACACAGATTAAATTGTCCACATCAAGATTAGTTTTATCTCCGTCAGCGAAGATAATTACAGAGCCTTTTGGAATCTTCTTTTTATGGCGTTCTTCCCAAATTATTCTATGTTTTAAAACCCATTTTCTCGGATCAGCTATTTTTATAAAGGTATAACCATCTATAAGTCTTTCACTTCCAACAGGCTTCCAATTCTTCGGCCTATTCCCTTTTTTGAAAGAAGTTCTGTTAGCTCCCATATACCCCTTCTTCCCCTTATTCCACGGGATAGATCCTTTTTTATAAAGGCAACCTCTTGTTCCAGTGTGGATTTTCTTTCTACTAAGAAGGCTTTTTATTATTTCTGTAGTTACACCTAAATTAAACTTAATGTTGAAAAGCTCCGTTATTTCTTTATATGTTTTCCCTGGAGTAACTTCTTTCAAAAATTCAATCATTTCATCAGTGTATTTTTTCATAATCTACCTTTCACTTAATCCTTCTTTTTACTTTTTAATTTCCAAGCAGCATGTTTTAATTTAACTATTCCTAGCCCTACTTTAGTTAAGTCTGCATCATCTTTTTTTAATCTATGTAAATTAAGTTGTCTCAATTCATTTCTTGATATACAGATTAAATTATCTATATCGAAATTAGATTTATTTCCATCTGCAAAGATGATTACATGATTAGATGGGATTTCTCCGTGAGTTTTTTTCCAAATAACTCTTTGTTTATATTCCCAAAAGTTTGGAGCTTTTGTTTTTACTATAGTGTATCCGTCATTAGTTATGTACTCGCTCCCAACTGGCTTTTCTATCCAAATAACATCTCCATTTTTATCATATCTCCTAGGCTTTACACCTGTTTTAATTCCTTTGTTCCATGCGGAAAAACCTCTTTTAAAACAACCTGCATTATATTTTTCGTATTTGTAATCTACGTTTACCCTCCTTAAGCATTTACTGAAGTAGTTAATGTTTATAGTCTCAACACCATATTTTTCTTTTAAAAGAGTAGCTAATTCTTTTAAAGGTTTTTCACCTTTAAAACTTTTTAGAAAATCAATCATTTCAGCAGTATACTTCATAGATTACCCCTCCAGCATTTCAGGAAGTTTAACATCTGCCCCTTGCATACTGTCTTTTGCCTTTATAGCTTGTAATGCAAGATGTGCATTACCAACTATTGCTGATGCTACACTTACCATTGCTTTTGTCCTTTTCATCTCATTTTCTAAATTTTCTCCTTCTAACTCCTCTTCATTCAATCTTTCCATTTGTGCAAAGAGATAATTGTTTAAATCTGTTAGTGTATTTTTCATAATATCCTCCTATCAAAATACTTTGTTATAAGCAGCTTTCGTTAATCCTTCTGTTTCATCTAAATAAATTTGCGTTGTATCTAATTTTGCATGCCCTAAAAGATTTTTTATGTCTATAATAGACATTCCTTTTTTCCATGCAGTCGTGGCAAAAGTTCTTCTAAATCTGTGTGGGTGAACATTATTAACTCCAGCTTCTCTACCAGCCTGCCTAATCATTATTTCAACTCCGCTAATTTGTAATTTTTTATATGGTTTTAAAAGAGATACGAAAATATGCTTCTCTTTTGTATCTAAATGCTGTCTTTCTTCTAAATATTCTTTAAGATAAAACTTAGCTTCTTCATTGAAATATACAGTTCTGTATTTTCTACCTTTTTCAAAGACTGTTATAGTTTTATCAGAGAAGTTTATGTCATCAAATTTTAGACCACACAGACCACCAACCCTTATTCCGCTATGTAACAAAAGTTCAAAGATAGCTCTATCTCTTTTATTAGTAAAAACTTTTCTTAATTTTGCCAATTCTGTTGCAGAAAATGCTTTTTTCTTTTCTCTAACTTCATTTATTTTTTTTACCCGAGCCATTGGATTTTTGAGAATAAAGTCGAATTCTTGCAAAAAAGTAAAAAATGAACTTAAATTTCTTCTTAAATTATTCGCTGTCGTAGAAGTAACCTTATCTTTATACATTTTTGACCCTAAAAAGCTTATAACATCATTAGAGGTAACAGTTTGGAAAGGTTTATTTCTTAAAAAAGCATTAAAAATTTCGAGAGTTAAAACATAATATTTTATAGTTCTATCACTTAAATTTTGTACCTTTTTTTGTATAACAAATTGTTTAATTAATTCTAAATTTCCTTGTCCATCGCTTACTACTAAAGCATTTTCATTCTTATGTAAAACACTTCTTAAAATGCTTTCTATTTTAAAAGCTTCATCATCAGAAAAGCTCTTTAATAATTCATATTTAAATTCTGTTATTAAATTTTCTTCCATATCTATTCCTTTCTAAAAAAGCAAATTATTAAAAGTAAACCAACTACCAAATGTCTCCCCTGTTAGTGCATTTTTGTTCTCACATTTAGCAGTAGCTCCAGCAAGAGTTAGTTGTATGTATGCCATTTGTATTGCATTCTCATCTAAATCGCTACAAACAACTAACACATTTTTCTGATAGTTAATTCCTTTTTCTTTCAAAACCGCTAACAATCCTAACAATAAGCAACCTGACCCACACGCTTGATCTGTTATCTTTATTCTGCCTTCTTCTAATTTCTTTATTACATCAGAAACTTGAGTCTCTGCCATCATTTTAGCTAAGTGAAAAGGCGTAAAGAATTGCCCTTTCATTTTGTTATGCACTCCTAGTTGATGATGAATCTTACCTAGATAATCATCAACATTTTTTTCAAAAAGCATTACTAACTCTGCATGACATTCATAAAACATTTGCATAGTTTTAGCTCCATGCTTCTCTTCTAACCTTTTAAATTTATCTTCTCTATCTTCATAGCCTTCTGTATTGCAAGTATTGGCATAAGCATAGAACATAGATTTTATCCAATCAAAAAAGATTTCATCGTAATTATATTTCTGATCTGTACTTTGAATCTTCTTCACTATGTTATTTAATGAGATTTCCATCTTTTCTCTCCTTCCAGTCCATTTCTTCTGCTTCTTTCTTTTCTTTATATAACTTAATTGCCATACCTTTTGCACTGTAATTTCTAAGTCCAAGGACTTTTTCACGACTTCTTTTTTTGTAAGCCGCATTTTGCTTTGATTTTTCTCTCCAGTACTGTTTTTCACAAACAGCACTACAGTACTTAACTCTTTTATCTTTAAAATCAGTAACATGAACATGAACTCCACAGTATGCACAAACAAACTCACGAGGACAGTCTACATTTTCATAAAATTGATTAACTTTTATTCCCACACTTAATCACCTACATACATTCCATCTCTATGAGAAATTAAACATGGCATTTGTACTGTTTTTTCAGGTGCTTTTAAATCTATGAAATTTAAAACTGTCGCATATCCCCTTGCTAATCTCACATCTATGATAAAATCATTTCCTTTTATAATTAGTCCAGGATCTATAAGTTCTCTAGTTGGATCATAATTTATATTGGCTGCACACTTATAGAAGTTGTAAGTATCTATTCTATATTTGTCTTTAATAAAAATCTCTGTTACATCAGCATAACTTCTATTATTGTTTTGAAGTTCCCTTAATACGAAATTTAGTAAATTAATAGTGATCATATTTCCTCCTTGAATTTTTAGTAAATTCGAGATATAATCTAGGTGAAATATTACCTAGATATTTTCTCTTAAACATCTGATTTGGTTTGGTCGCCTGGTTCAGATGTTTTTTCTTTTTTATAGCTTTTTCCATTCAGAAAATTTAACCAATGAGCTTTTATAATTAAGTAAGCTCCTCTTTCATTTTCTTCATTTTTTTTTTTGTAGATGCAGCCAGGAACTTCATTAGCTCTAATTAAACTGTATACATCGTCTTTGTTAAGTTCTCCATTTGACAATGCCACTGCTTCGTCTACTGTTATTTTGTAATTAGCCATTTTGCACCTCCTTTCAATTATTAAGTTTTATTAACTGTTCTATTATGTTCAGACATTCATTTTCAACGAACGTTAAGTTATTTGCTGGCTCACTATCAAAATGATTAGTGTCAAACCCAATGTAATAGGACTTATCTTTATAATCTTTAAATCTATATCCACTATAAGTTAATCCCCCGTGGCACTCAATATCGTTGATATCGTCATAGTGTTGCTCGAAATAAATATGATTTTTTGGGACTTCTACATATCCACAATACCAACTAGAAAATCCGTTATCTGTGTGAGTAATTACATAACTGGATCCTTTAAAAATTCCCACTTTCATAATTTCTAAATTCATTTTTTTATCCT